GTTTGAGACTAATGGTGGTAGTGGTGTAAAATCATTGTTTTTGACTTTCTCCGCCATGTTCTGCGAATTCTGTAGAGTGTTCCCATTCAGTTCCACATCAGTGCCTGGCGGGATACCCTGTATTGTATTATAGGCTATTGAAGCTAAGCGAAGTTCCTTGGGCAGACTTTGATCAGCCGCCTGACGTACTGCGATAGAAACCTGCTGCCTAAATGCAGTTATACCCATCATATCCATTGCTGTTATAGGGTCTCCCTCCACAGCCGTTCGATCTCTGGACATGTACAGGGTTTTTTCTGGGTTTTCTGGGTCCCTGATTTGGACCACACTGCGATTTTCGCCCGCTTCGACGATACCTACGAATTCGTATTTTTCGCCGTTCTTACCTTCGAGTGTCTTGTTGACCCCCGGTGAGTTCATAAGAATCTTGAAATGGCGCTGCGCTTCTGGGTTGCCCATGAGTGGAATGTCGTTACCATCATCATCGACCAAGTTGGCGTTCATCTGGCCCCAATTCGTAGCCAGGAGTTTCTTTTGCGCGGCCCTCGCCACATCGGTCGTTTGCGCACGGGTGTACGCTGCAGAGGCATCTTGTGCGCCCGCCTGTGCCGTAGTTAGACCTAAAGTCGCTTTGCGTTGTGGTTCTTCTTCTTTGCGGATTTTAGCCGCTAGTTCTACAGCGCTCGCATTGGCTGTTTCAATAACACCCGTCGCCCTTTTCTGCTCACCCAAAACGCTGTTACGGTAGTCTTGGTCCTTTGTAGTGTTCGCTTTGTTTTCAGCAAACTGAGCAATCTGCAGTCCAAGGGATGCCTCAAACTGTTTGTTCGCTCTTTCTTGCTGCTGGTTGCCCAGTACCGCTTGTAAAATTGGGTTGGTGTATGCCATGTCCTACTCCTACATTCCGAAACCGATGATGGTACCTAACATGTTCATGTTTGATGTGTGTGCAGATGCTTTTGCACGCTGATACTCGGCTTCTCTCGATGCCTCCATACCTGCTGCACTACCTAACCCACCCATCGCTACGCTTAGCTGCTCTTTACCCATGCCCATGAGCGCTGATTTTAGGCCGAAATTACGGTCACGCTGATCTACCGCAGCGTTGTTAACCGCACCTGTGTAAGAAGCCGCGTTCCCAAGAGAACCCATTCGCTGTTGTGCTGCCTGTTGTGCTGGGGTCATGCTTGCGCCGTATCGGCCCAAAGTGCGTTGTTGCATGCCTGCCGAAACCTGCTGACCTAGAGCCTGTGACTCCTTGGCCCCGTCAATTATCGCCGTGCTATTGGTATCCGCGAGCAACTCTTCTTCCGTTTTGCCGTAGGTGTCCAAGTAATTTTTAAGCTCGTCACGGGATATGCTGGCGAGAGTGTCTGAAGCGCTAGGACCTTCGGCAACTTGTGCTGGGGCTGGACCGCCACCGCCACCGCCACCACCGTTGTCAGAACCACCTCCAATTTGGGGGCCCGCCGTAGTTGGGGGAGCTGAAACGGGGCCAGTTACATAGCCGCTACCCGGAGGTCCGCCGTTGCCGTAGTTCCTGCCTGGAGGTCCGCCGGTACTTGCCCCTGGACCTATGTTACTTCCCGGTGCCTCTGAGAACCCAGTAACGTAATCTCCTAGTTTTTCTAGTATGCTCATAGCTAGCGCCCCCTCTCGTAACTTGAAATTCGCGGATTTATGAAGTTGTCTACTTGCATTTGTAACCGATCAATTTTTGATGTGTCAGCTGGATTGAATTTCTTGTAGAGGCCTGCACCAAGGTCTTGGCCAAACGCCATATTGGTATCTTGCATGGCGCTAGACGCTTGGGCTTTCGCCATAATCTCTGAGTTCTGGGCACGCGCTGCAGTGGATAACCCCTGCATTGCATAGCTGCGGCCACCTTGACCTATGGTGACTGCGCCAAGTTGTGCTTTGTCTTTGACGTTTTGCGCGGTAAGGTTCGCTGCAGCTAGCCCGCCACCCAACGCGTCATTTTGCATAACGCCTTGTTTGGCTTGGCCCATTAAAGTACGACCGCTGCCAAACCCACCACTAGTAGCAGAGGCACCAAGCGAGGCACCCTGACCTGCAGAAAAGGCTTGAGCCGTATCAGCATTTGCTCTGCCGCCAAGAATGCCGGAAACATCGCGCCCAGCCTCCTTAAGAAAACCCGCTTCAAGGGGGCGATACAGTTCTTTATTACGGTTAGAAATCGTGTTTGCATTTTCGACCAGCGCTTTTTCGTGTTCACCTTGCTTCGCTTTTGTTGCTGAGCTACCCATTTTTGTTCACCTGACGTTGGTATGTTACGAAAGCCGGTGTGAAACCTAGCTCCTTAACACGCCTGCCCCAACCCAAACGGGCAGAATTAAATTCAATTCGCTCGACGCCTAATGTACTGGCTAAATCGTAGCCTGCAGCAACAGCCTCTGCGAACACATCCACCCCCGGACGTAGCCATAGGTGGTCAATTACTAAAGTAGATACTTCCTCGTAGCCTGCCTCGTATTGGCTGAGTATTACAAAACCTAAGCGGTCTGCGCCTTCCTCAACCCAGTGCAGATGGACCCTACCCTGCATTAGCTGGTGGTAGATGTCGGCAGTGACGAAATCGGCCTCTACCTTACGAATGATCTCCTCCATCCCACCTTGGAAATAAGTAAAGTTGGCCCTTATGCTGGCCTTTGTAGCGGGTACTAACTCAACCACTACAAGCCACCGTAACGAACTGTTCTGCGGGTTGGTCCAAGGCGTCCGTCAGCCTTACTCTTCGCATCGCGAATATGGGCTGCAAACTCCGCTTCATATTTCGCAGCGCGATTCGGGTTGGTCCAAGGCATGTCATTTGCGTTGAATAGATTGGCCATTGCGCCTGCCATAATCCCATCTACGTTATCCTCAACAAAATCGGTTGAGATGCTGGTCGCAGTTAGGCTTGGTTTTAGTGAGGCGTGTATGGTGACGTTCTCACCCGACTTTATAGGCACAGGCACTAGATACATGAGCTTGTTGCTCGGACGTATGTAATGCGTTGGTGTACTCTTTTCTGTGCGCCATTTAGGGTTCGCGTGATTCGCGCCCTGCTCGGTGTCAGGTGTGATCACTGATTCGCCGCGAATTACGGAGTATATATCAGTGATGTTTGTATTCTTGGGTAGGTCGATATCGTATTCATACGTCCCAGACACCGTCATAATAGGGTCTAGGGTTAGTCGATACGCGCTGCTGCGTTTGCAGTAGCTGAGCGTAGCATCCTTGATTGCCTTTTCCGCCACAAAATCAGGGCAACCTGCAATGTGATAAGGAAGCAGGCTAACCATGTCTTTATAGTTCATAGGTTATGCCTCGCTAATTTCAGCCCAAGCTACATCGCGCTGTTCAGATGTGATGTCGTAACCTAGAATCTTTTCTAGACTGCGAACTTTAGGATCACCAGTTTTTGAAAAGGCTTGGATGTCGCCTTGTTCTACCAACTGCTCAATTGCAGAAACAATTTCCATAGTGCGGTCTTCATCTGAGACCTCATCTACTTCAATCTTCGCGGCGGCAGGTTTTTGCGCCGTTCTTTTTTCGCCTACAGGATATGCTCCCATAGCAATGCATTCGTCCACCAGAGGTGGGGGGACTTCTCGCGCTACACCCGCTTCAAACCAAGCCGACTGGCCAGATGTGCTACTTACGTGTATTGCCTTATCAGAAATCAACATGATCAAACTCCAAAAAGCCCTCGACTCTAGGCCGAGGGAAGAGGCCCTAATTTTTTTAAATAGCAGTGTCTAGCGTGATTACACCAAAGTCTTGGGTGTCGCCAGTTACCATGCTGGTGTACTTTGGCTTACGGAAGCCCAAGATCTTACCGATTGAGATACCATGCTGGTTTCCGTAGTCGTAAGTATCTTCAACCCAGTCAGCGTCGCCAATGTCAGCCATTGCCAATGCTTGTGCGCCACAGAACAAAGCACGTTGCCCGTTTATTGCACCACCAGCACCGAACTTACCATCAGCCGCTTCACCAGAAGTGTCATATACATGACGGAACTCGTGAACCATTACGCCGTCTACCATTACGGAAGAAGAACCTGAGAACAAAGAGTTAACTGGTCCACGGTTGCCTGCGTTACGAACGTTGGCTAGGAAGTCAGCATCTAACTTAAGCTGAGCCATGCCTTGAGGAGTAACGAACATGTGGAAACCTTCGTCACCACCTTTGCCACGAACACCACGCATGTAGTGATCTTTAGCGTAAGCCTTTAGGTTTACGATGTTCTTGTATCCCAAGATTCCAGTAGCAGTTAAGGCACCAGTACCAACGGTACCATCAGCTTTTGCAACTAACGTACGCTTGTTGGTTGGAGCAGTAACGTCTGCAGCATACTCAAGGTTAGACAAGTTCTGGCCAGTTGCAGCAACAGTACGAAGACCACCGTTGTTCTTCTTGGTGTATGCCAAACCAGAGAGAGTTAAGAATGCAATCTGGTCCATACGGTCAGCCATCCAGTAAGCCAATGAATCTTTAGAGGCTTCGCGGAAGTTTACGATAGACTTTTGGTCGGCTAAACGGCCAGCCAAACGGTTTGCGTTACGCATCTGGTCGATACGAACAACGATGTCAGAGCTAGATAAAGCTTCTTCGTTGCCTTCTAGAGTGTAGTCACCTACCACACCGTCACCAGACAAGTCGGCTAGCAAAGTTAAAACAGCGCGTGCGCCCTTTTCACTTTTGGTTAAGTCAGTAATGCGTTGGACCATAGCGTTAGAGCCAGAACCAGCGAATTGGTTGATGAAGGAAGCGTTGCGGGCTGCGTGCCAAAAGTCACGAGACCATACAGTCTTTTGCTCTGAAGTTAGAGCGGCAAAATTAGTTAATGCCATGAGAAAATCACCTATATGTAAAATTAAAATAAATTATAAGTACTGCTTATAAACGGTCGCCATTAATCAGGCAGGGGCGACAACCACTGCGTGCTGTTGGGCGTGTCGTGCCCGAACGAAATAGCGACCTTTTTGAGAGGGACGAACTCATGGCCTTTTAAGCTAGGCGAGGGCTACCGCGTTTCGTGCGGCCTTCGATTTAATAGGCTTGGGCAGTTGTCGTACTGCAAGACGAGCCTTAAGCCTATATATTAGCACAGCTTATAAATTAAGGGAAATAACTGCCCCTTAAAATAAGTCGTCTATAATTAACGGGGTGTGGTCGCCCACAAAAGCCCCCTCAATGTTGTACTCCATGAACTCCCTAGCCTCATGAAAACCCATGCCTTGTTTGACAAGGCATTCGAGGATCTTTTCGGCAGAGTAAGCAACTGTTGGAACCTGGGCCGCTGATTGGCCTACCCCAATGATTGCATCATCTAAATTATCCATAAACAGGAGCCCGGGGAACTCAAGTCCATAGGCTTCCTCTATCTCCTCGCGCATCATCCAAAATCACCGCGCAACCGTTTCATTTGCGCATCAGACAACTTGTCAAAGTCGCTGTCAGTCATGGTGCCGATATTAATAACATCTTCACCACGGGTTGCTGCACTCTCCCCTGCAAGTTTCGCAGGTTGCTTGCTAGCCGCTTCCAACTTTTGGTTCACATCAGTGGTGCGCTTTTTAGCGGCGGGTTTTTTAACAGATCGCGGCTGCAGCAATTCAGGCATGTTTGAGGCTAACGTCATACGGACCGCTTTGCGCAATGCGTCAGCTGACGCCATACCTGTGTTTGCGTACATCCCCATGAGCTCATTAGCTTCTGCAATCAGTGTTTGGTCGGCATCAGCGCTGCTGGTGTCTAACACTGGGTACGAGGCCATCATGTCGGCTACGGCTGAATCCAAATCCAACTGCTGCTTCGTCACATTAGTTGTATTGTGAATGTCCTTGCGCAACTCGCTAGCCATGGCTTTTCGTTCTTCAGTACGGATTTCTTTTCGCACCGCTTTAGCTTTATCGGTCTCACCGTCTAATACCGCGTCCATGTATTCAGCTTCTTTACCATCGAAATCGAATTCAGGTTCAGGAGCTTCTTGAGGTTTTGCACCCTCTTCTAGCTTGGCAAGACGATCTTCCAGTTGACGGCGACGAGCGATCTCTTCGTCCATGCGAGACTTAGGCACCATGTGCGCCTTGTCGTCCGCTTTAGCGACCTCTTCTTCTTCCTCTTCTACGAGTTCGTCTTCGACAATTTCGTCGCTCACAGGCTCTTCTGAGTCCTCCTCAGTAGCTTCCGCCACCGTCTCTTCCTCTAGTTCAGCCTCTTCAGCTTTGTCAGCCACCTCAATCAGATGTTCGATAGCAGAATCCGTTGGGTCAGCCTCCTCTTCAGGGGCATCACCTCGGTCTAAAGCGCTTGCATCGAACTCTTCTCGACTATCGCCACCTGCAAATTGATCGTAACCTTGTTCACTGTCATCGTGCTCTAAATTGGCACTTGTATTGGATGTAGGCATAGGGCCTCCGTTAGATTAAAGTTAAAGTACTACGTTTTTTGGTTTCTTATACTCTTGCTGCTGCTTATCCTGCTCAGCGCCAAGTCGTAATATTTCTGCTGCAATCTTAGTAGTTGATTGCGTTTCAGATGCTTGCTCTTTTTGGGTTGCGGACAACTCAGCCAACTGCATACGCACATCCAGCTCTTGCCGTTTCATTTCCATGCGTGCCTCTAGTTCAGCCATCTCTTTCTCAGGCGTCGTTTGTATGTCAGCCGCTTTGGCTGCAGCAAGTTGTGCTTGAGCTTGTAGATTAGCCGCTTCAGATTGGAGCTTCTGCATTTCCAACTTCACCTGTTCCATCTGGATCTGTTGTTGCATCTGTGCAGCTTCCTGCTGCTCTGGCGACTGTTCAACACCTGTGATCATACGGATACGCTTAGCAAGCTCACCCTTACGTTGCAGATGGGAGTACTCGATAATGGCGTCGTCAGGAATGGCAATGCCCACTTGGCGCAGTTGCAAGGCTTCGGCAAATTGTGACTCATCAAACGTGTCGCGTGCAGGCATGGTTGAAATAACAACGTCGTATTCACCAACGGTCATATCGTTAACCACTTCACCTTCTGGCGTCATTTGATTCAATACGATCTCTTCGCGAGGCTTCATAGGATCTTCATCTCGGGTGATCTGAATGACTCGCTCCTCACTATAGAACGACTGCACTAAGCACAGAATGTTCTTCGCAACAAAATGTCGCGTTTTGGCAAGGTTGTCTAAAGGAACCTGGATCTGAATCTGTCCACGGTTCTGTTTCGCCTGAATAGCAACGCCCGATACTTCGGGACTATCCTGACCAAGCATCGCATCAGATACGCCTGAGATCTCTTTGATGTTGTTTGCCGCTTTCTGACCAATGCGATCAAGACCCGTTGGAATCTGGTTCGGGTTAATCTTCTGTGGTGGGTTAGAACCACGGTTGTATTCCAGTACTAAGCCTGTCTGAGCACCGCGTTCTTGGAGATCGTCCGATGTCATACCACTCAATGAGCCCGTTTCTACAACCCAACCACTGTTGGCAGTCGTGTTAACGATGTGTAGCTCTTGTGAAGAGATCTTATTTAACTGTTCTTGGGGCGAAAGGAGGTTGCGAACCATGCCAAAAGGCTTACCGCGCCTAAAATAAGGGAAGTAAGGCACAATGGTGAAGTCTTTGTACGGTGACCAGTCATCATGCAGGACAACCTTGTCCGCTGTGATGGTCCAACGCACCTTTTTAACTAATTTCTTGAGCATTCCTAAGCCATATTCTTTGGCAAACATCTCAGTGCGCTCGTCATCCCAGGATTCAGGAACAACACGCATGTCTTTTGTCTTTGGATCAACAAAATGTGGCGTCATGACCAACTTACGATGCTGCCTTTCAACAACGCGCACTGCCCGTAGGCTTTGTTTGTCGTCAGGTTCGCCGCCCGTTAGTATAGCTTCGCTTACGTCGCCATAGGTCACGTCGCGTTGTTCGGCCAAATCCATCGAATCTCGCCCAAGGTGCTCGCCGTTCTCGGCAACCATGCGCAACCGATCAGCTTTCTCTTCGCCATACTGTTGCTCAATGTCGTCTACACTTAACCACTTGGTCTTGATCACTTCGTTCCATGTGGTTGGGTCGTAGTCTTTGGCATCTGGATCAGGCAGGATGTCCAACGGATCTTCTGCTGTGATCTGCACTTCGCCTTCAATGTGATCGTCAAAGTTCATACGAATGTCAAAATACCCACGATCCTGAATTACACCGTCCGCAAACACCTGACTTTCCAAATAATCGTATTGGTTGTTGTCGCTGATCTGCATGTAGAGTTTGGTGAGCACTGCCGCAACTTCGTCTGAGGAGTTACGTCGAGGCTTAAACTGTGTATCCGCACGCTTAGAGGACTGCTCCCCCAGTATGGTATTGACAGTACTCAAAATGGTATTGATCGTAAGATGCGGACGGCCTTCAGAATCCAAAGCGTCGATGTCTTCTTGGGCCCACTGCTCTCCACGATAGTAGCGATCACACTTTATCGCCGTCTTTATGTAGTCGAGGTGGCCCGCATCCCTTGCCCGCACGTAGCGAGCCCAGTTGTTTTCTACGATCTTCCCTTCTTTAAGGGGATCGATTTTTTTTGCCTTCTTGTACGCCATAGCTATGCACTCATCGCTGTTTTACTGCGGTTAGGGGCCATTAATCCTGGGAGCTTATCTCGCCAAGACTCTTCAATTTCTTTCTTATCTATTACGACGGACATTTCGGACATCATTAAACCGATCCAAGCCAAACCATCGACTTGGTCATCATGTACACCGTTCGGGAAACGCAACATTTCGGCCATAAGCCCAGCATTCCACAGTTCAAACTTAGGGAAAAACACCATTCCTTGCTGCATACGTCCCTGAATAGCTCGGGCACGCGCTTCTTTATCTCTTCGACCTGTCTTCAACTCCATTAAGTACATCTCGTAAAGGCCACGCTCTGCGATCCGCTTCTTAAGGAAGGGTCCAAGCGCCATTTCAATGTGTCCGCGCTCTATGCCAACGATCGATGGGCGGTATTCTTCGTAAACGTCGAGTATTTTCTCGACTAATTCGTAACCGTCCCACTTACCACGCTCAACGTGCATGACATACATCTTGTCTTCTTGGTCCACACCCACAACAACCCCAACGGAGTAGTCGTTTCGGTCCGCTTTACCGATCGCAAGGTCCCATGCACAGTAGATTTTGAGTTTTTTCTTGTCTAGGAACTTCTCGCGGTAGTACTTGAACATACCTACTTTGAAATAATCACCTTCATCGGCCACTGGGTTCTGCTGATACAGTGCCGACCAGTCTCTTGGGCCTACCGCCTTCTGAATTCGGAGTAACGCTTCAGCGTCATAACGTGCTGGGTGCAACGGTTCGTACTTTTTACGGTACTTTTCGTCATCTTCAGCGATCGCTGGGTACTTGATCACCTCCCAACTGTCTCCACCGTCCTTTTCCTGCTCCAATAACCACCCCGCAAGGTCGTCATCGTGCCAACGGGTTAGGATAACCAGCACCCCACCGCCCGGTGCGAGTCGTGTATAGGCTGTTGAGGTGTACCAGTCCTTCGCCGTTTGGCGAGCGGTCTCTGATTCGGCTTGCTCACGGTTTTTTACAGGGTCATCAATTACTAATATGTGCGCACCCTTACCGGTGATCGGTCCGCCTACACCTGCAGCCACATAACCACCACCTTTGGTCGTTAGCCACTGCTCAGCGGACTGTGATTCGGGGTCTAATCGGGTTTCAAACAGCGAGTGGTACTGCGTATCACGCAGCAGGCCACGCACTTTGCGCGAGAACCCCATGGCCAACGAGCCAGAGTAGGAACAGGCAATGAATTCGTGATTTGGGTAGCGCCCAAGGTGCCATGCAGGGAAGTTTTTCGACGCCAGCTCACTCTTACCGTGGCGCGGTGGCATAAATAGCATCAAACGCGGTGACTTTTTAGCGGCAACATCGTCTGAGAACTTTTCTAGACGTAGGCAAATGTCTTTATGCACCCAACCAGGAATGTATTGCTCGCTAAATCGCTGAACGAAAGGCAGTAAGTGCCTCCGAGCCAGCTCGCGCTTCGCTAATTCAGCTTGGGCCGCCATTTTAGAGTCAAAAACACCATTCTCGTCTTTAAAATCTGGCTGCTTTCCCAAGTCTTGCTTCTCCAACGTGTCACGTTCTGACTGTTTTAGGCGTTTGTTGTGTAGTAGCTTGTTGGCATGGGCCGCTCTGGCCTTATGCTCGTTTTCTTTTTCTTTCAGGAACGCTTTATGGCGCTTCGGGTCGCTGATAATGGCTTGGAAGGCACGGTGCTGCCCCAGATTCTTGCACTTGGAGCACACTGTGGGCGCACTCGAAGGATCGAACAGGGTCATTGGCCTGTCTTCGTTGCAAAAAGAGCACTTTTTAGTGTCCTTTTTTACCATTGCCAGCCTCCACTTCTTCAAAAACACCATCGATCGTTGATTCAGGGTTAAAGTGGGTGTCACCTAGCCCTGCTAACTTAAGTAAATCCGCATCTGTTGCCGCTTCAATGTGCCGCTCGGAATTGATATTCACACTTATCGTTTGGATCTTTTGTGGCTCGTAGAGACCATGCATTCTAGCGATCTCTCTAAGCGCAGCGACCTCTTCCGTCGCACTACCACTCTTTCTGTGGGCCTCAAAAAACAGTTTTGTAATACTTTCTCGGGTGACCGCAATGCGATCGAACTCTTTTTCCCGAAAGTAGGTCAATGTGCGTTGTATCACAGCGTTGTTCACCAGTTTTGATGAGTTAGCCTGCGAATACCCTGCCGCTTTACCTGCTTCAGTGGTTGAATAGCCTAGCAAGTAGTACCGTACAAACTGTTCTTGCTGCTTCGTCAACTTGGGAAGTACCGCTTGCCCTTCTTCAAAGGCGTCTTCTGCAATTTCCATACTCTTTGGCCTATAAGCACTGCTTATATATTAGTCCGGTCTAGTGCCGAATTTATGTTGAAACAACTGCCAAGCGAAAAACTCAACGTCTTCGTCTCTGGCAACATTCCTGCAGTAGTTGTACATCGTACATACTAGCCGCGTATTCTCGGGCGTATAACCTTGGTCGTTGTCGATCCGATCTAGGCTCGGTGCATAAGGATGCTTCTTATACTGTGCATCTTTACCGTAATCGAACTCTATGCCAGTCTTAACGCACCTATTACCCTGCTCGTCGATCTTTGCTAATACCCATTCTAGGGTAATCGTACAGCAAAGCCCTTTGACTTTTGCCCGTTTTCTAGCGCTACTGAGGATCTGTTTCGGTCGGCCAGACTCACTGTAATAACGGTTCTGGGCACTTCTGTTTTTTTGCAATCGTCTGTTTGCGCTTTCCAACCGAACACCTAAATATATATTAGCAGTGCTTATAGTATCACGTATAGGAATTTTAAAATATTTTTTTGCGTTTTTATCCGCTCCATGGTCGGCGCGGGGGGTTTGGGTACTTTACCCACAGCGCCCCCCTTCCCCCGATTCCGATATTGGAACCTTGTTTTCAATTTTCGTCGTCCGGGACCCCTACCGCTTTTCGCCCCTCGCTTCGCTCGTCGCGTTCGTTTTGTCTCTTTGTCAATTTTGACTTCAAACATTCAAAGGATTACTACCATGCTTAAACTTCTTCTCGTTAACGTTTCGTTCAACCTTCTGCAACTTGTTGCAGCTTCACTCATTGCCTTGGCAATTATGTACGTTGCCTTCTATGTCTTCGGCATAGTCTTTGGACTGCTTCTTTTAGTAGCAGTCTTGCTAGTAGATCGCGTGTACGTGTGGACTCGTCGCTTGCGCGACTTCGTCGCCGAGCGCTCGCTACGCCGTGCGTTCCGCAGCTTCAGCAAGGAGATCTAACATGAGCCACCGCACAAAGCTCTTCGTCTACGCCTTGATCGCTGTCCTTACGGGTGTCTTAGCCCTGCTTGACTCTCGTACTGCAGCGATCTTTGGATGCTTCTGCGTCACCTTTGCAATCCTTTGCATTGATGAAGCTGAGAAGCCAACGCCCAGCGTGCATGACCGTGTACGTGCTAACAGAGCACAGCGTCGTGCTAAGTACTAAGGACAGCGCTGAACGCTCGTGCCTCGCGCACAGCGTTCGTTGCGCATTGTGTCATCAACCAAAGGAGATATGACATGTACGACATCGTACCTACGACTGGCGGGCAAGACCCGCTTGACCTACTGCTAGAGCAAGAGGCCTTAGCAGCATACCAATGGGACTGTGAGTTAGAAGCTGACAGCCCAATACAAAACCGCGAAGAGTTCATTCGCAACAATGCGCAACGTCGCGCACAACTATAAAGGATGTATCCCATGACTAAATTAGCAACCGCAGTAAACGCAGTAACAACGTTCGAGATGACTCCGGCAGTAGAGACCTACTTACAAGAGCAGGTCGATTACTTATCGCAGCAAGCGTGTAACCAACTGGGCACCATTGCCAACTACGCGAACATCGCAGAATTCCAGAAGCCCGCTTCGTTTGAGCAGATGTTCGGCAACGCTGAAGGCTTAGCGCACGATTCTAATCAGCGCACGCTCAAGTACGCAGCTATCACGGTGGCCACCTCACCGGACATGCTGGTGCAACTGAAGCCTTCTGGCGACGTGTATGGTGCCCAGGACGCTGACGGTGTACAAAGCACAGTGTTCAGTGACACGGATCGCAACAAGATTCAGCTCTCTGACTTCGGCTACAAAGTCGTATCCGAGACCGCTGAGCGCTTCGCGAAGACGATGACCAACGTGTCAATGCTCAACGCGAACTTCGGCATCGTGCCCACGACATCGCGCACTGAGCGTTATGAGTTGTTCGTTGCTAACGAGCACGCGAAGAAGCGCAGCAAGCAAGAGATGCAGATGCGCACTGAATCCAAGTTTGCTGAGAACAAGCAGCATAACGATTGCATCGTGCAATTAGTGAAAGTCGCACAAGCAACGTCGCACCTAGTCTAACGACTAGGCACGATTGAAAGGGCCTTTGGCCCTTTTTTTATGTCCCGGTAGCAAGCCCAAGGATCGTCGTGCAATGAGCGCTGGGCAATGAGCAATGGGCAATGAGCAATGGGCGTTGTCGTATGTGTACACTAATCAATGAGCAATGGGCGTTGTTCCATGCCAATAATCAACGCGCTCGGCCCGCTGGGGCATAGTGTCGTTTTTGTCTTGTTTACTTACAAAATCGACGCTGCTGAAA